TGAACGACAACAAATTTACTGCTTTAATTACAATGGATGTAGGTGTATAATGGCTACTGGTGACAGAAAAGAAACACGGCTTATAGGTCCGTCAGTATTGTCTAACAGTGAAACTGGTTTAGGTTCCGCTGTAGTTGCTGCTAGTCGTGAACATATTATTAAACAGGTTATTTTGACGAACACTTCGGGTACTGACCGTTTAGTATATCTAGGTATTGGCAGTGGTACTGCATCTAGGTTTCTTTCTGCGTTGCCTATCGCTGCATTTGATACGGTTGTGTTGGATACGGCGTTGGTGTTGGTTGCTGGTGAACGTTTGTTTGGTTATGCTGATGCTGCGAGTGCTGTGAACATTATTGTTACGGGTTGGATTAAAGAAGTCTGATGGGTATTTCTTCGTCGCTTGGTTCGTCGGCTTTACTGCCTGCTGGGTTGGGTTTCCGCAACGCAATTATCAATGGTGGATTTGACGTTTGGCAACGAGGGACAACAGTATCCCCTGCAAGTGGTTATGGCTACACGACAGACCGTTGGCAGGCATACAGTTATGCAGCAAGTGCAACAACCGTGACAAGAACTGCTTTTACAGCAGGAACTATTTTGGGTGTTCATTCTCCGCAATTTCATGCGAGAATAAACTCAACATCAACTGCCATGTATTTTGAGCAAAGGATTGAAGGTGTAAATACATTTGCAGGACAAACAGTAACAATTTCTTTTTATGCAAAACATCAAACTGCTACCAGTGTCCCCCTTTATATTGAACAAAACTTTGGGTCAGGAGGTAGCGCAACCGTTAGCGTTACTGGAAAAACTTTTTCAATTTCTACTTCCTGGGATAGATACACTTATACATTTGTGATGCCTTCCATTACTGGCAAAACGATTGGCACTTCGTCTTTTCTTAGTGTTTATTTATTTAGTGGTGCAGTTAACAACTATCTTGATTTATGGGGTTTCCAAGTTGAAGCGAACTACCAGCCGACTCCGTTTGAGCAACGCCCTATCGGTGTAGAACTAGCGTTATGCCACAGATATTTTCAACAGTACAATTCATCTAATACAGCAACATCACCACCGCAGTTCCCACATCACATAGACTTGTCAAGTCGTGGAGAAGTCGCTTTGGTATATAACGAAAAACGAACCAACCCAACAATAACCGTCGGTGGAACTATAGGCAACCATCAATTTCAAGTGCTTACTACTGGCACTACCTATAATGCCAGTGCTTACGGTGGAACTTTTGTCGGAACTGGAACAACCGCAGCAATTATGTTTTTTACAAATACTGGAATACCAGCCAATAGTATCGCTGTTTATATTATTAGCGGAGATGCTACTATTAACATTAGTGCGGAGTTGTAATGGGTATCAGTAACACTATCCCTCCTTCTAGGTTGATTCAGCCTGGTGTTTGCACATCAAGCACTAGACCGACTACACCGTTTACTGGTCAATACATTTTTGAGACAGACACCTTGCAAACATTGGTTTGGAATGGCACGGCATGGGCACTTACGGACAGCGCAGGTTCGTACTCAACAACCAGCACTTCTGTATACCCAAACTTTTTTGTGTACTTTTCGGGGGCTAACGGTTCCGCAGTTAATAACGATTACCTTGCTTACAACGCCTCGCTTTACGACGATAAATCATCTGTATCTTCGGGAGTGTTTACTGTTCCTGCTGGTCAGGCTGGCATTTATCAATTCAATGTTAGTGCCAACTGTTACAACATTGGGACAAGTGGTTATTGGCGTGTAGAGATTGTTACTTCTGGCAGTACAGGAGTTGATGCAAGAGGCACACAAACCCCTGCTACTAATGCTGACACTTTTGGTCAGGCTTCGTGTTTGGTAAAACTTGCCGTAGGGGATACTGTGAGAGTTAGGTGGAAAGTACCTGCTAGTGGCAACTATTCTGCTGGTATTACTTACAACCATTTTTCGGGAACTAGGATTAGATAATGGCTATTAACTCTTTGTCTACAGGTTTTCGTCCAGGTGTTTGCACTTCTAGCACACGCCCCACAGCCCCGTATGAGGGGCAAGTCATCTATGAGACCGATACGGATTTGTCGTATGTTTGGGGTGGGGCTGCTTGGCAACAGGTGTCGGGTGGTACTGCTGTCGGCAACAGCGGGCTTGTATATGTCAAGTCGCAAGCAATAGGTTCGGGGGTCGCCTCCGTTACTGTCACAAACGCATTTTCTGCTACCTACGACAATTATCTAATAATGGTTAGCGGAACATTTCCTAACACAAGTTTGAACTGGTTTGAGTTTGGTTTCAATACAGCCGCTACTACAGGGTTTTATGGCAACGCTTACGGCATAGACTATTTAGGAACCGTAACGAATGTAAACTCTAATAACCAAGGTAGATTACTTATCACCAAAACCAACGCCGCTACAGGTTCAAACGGAATGACTATTAACGTAAATAGCCCATTTCTTACGACACGCTCAAGCATTTTTAGCACTTCTTCGGCTGGACCAGGATGGATGATTAACGGTGGAGAAAACAACGCAAGTACAAGTTTTTCTCAGTTCTTTATTCGTGTAAGTGGTGGAACTATGACAGATGGAACAATTACTGTGTACGGCTACAGGAAATAAATAATGACACGACCAAACATACAGATAGACGACCTTGTGCGTGAAATGACCGAAGAAGAATATGATGCGTTGTTGGCTACTGGCTGGACAGAAGAAGCAGCCGAAGAACCTGCATGATTAGTGTCATCACCTAAAGAGGATGATAGGATGTTCTAATGAAAAAACTGACAGTAACTTTAATTTGTATTGCCATGTTTCTTGTCCCTGCTAATATGGTGTCGGCAAAGAAGCATAAACTTCTTTGCCCCAACATGGCTAAAATAACTAACACGATTGCTAAAGAAATTGGGCAGAGACAACGCATTGATTACATTATGTGGCGTGAATCACGATGCAACACTAAGGCTATTAACGAGGACGACCCGTACGGTGGTTCGCTTGGTTTATTCCAAATCAACCAGTACTGGTGTAAACGTTCTAAATCAACTGGTGAAGGTTTCCTAAAAGTACGTGACGTTGTAAACAAATGTACTGATTTGTATAAACCTAAAGTTCAAGCGCAGGCTTTCTTGGAAATCTATAATTATGTTGATGACCGTTGGGATAACGGTTGGATTCCTTGGGGGTCACCTTGGAACTAGGACAGTTACTTCAAGAAAAAGAATGGCGTTTATGTGTAGGTCCTGATAACGCTACGATTCAACAGCAAGTTGAAGCGTTCAGTCATTTTTGTGAAAACTATTGGTTCATTAAACATCCTGAACGTGGACGCATTAAGTTTGAGTTACGTGACGCACAGTTGGAAACTATTGAAACATGGATGACTGAACGTTACAGCGTCGTCTTAAAGGCACGTCAGATTGGGTTTTCTACTTTGGCTGCCGCATACTCGTTTTGGTTAACGTATTTCCGTCCCGATAGGTTTGTGATTATGTTGTCTCGTACTGAACGTGAAGCAATGAAACTGTTGGCTAAGTCTAAGTATGGTTACAAGTTTCTTCCGCCTTGGATGCGTGAACGTGGACCTAGAATGATTACTGACCATCAGTTGAAAATGATTTTCTCTAACGAGTCTGCTATTGAGTCGTTGCCGTCAGGTTCTGACCCTGCTCGTGGTGAATCTGTTTACTTGGTTATTGTGGACGAATGGGCTTTCTTGCCTAACCCTGAGGAAGCGTGGGCTTCTATTGAACCTGTTGCTGACGTTGGTGGACGTGTGATTGGTTTGTCCACCGCTAATGGTTCAGGTAACTTTTTTCATAATCTTTGGGTTGGTTCACAAACTGGTAGCAACCAGTTTGTTGGAATATTCTTCCCTTGGAACTCTGACGGTGAACGTGGCGACGACTGGTACGAAGCAAAATCCAAGAACATGCAACCTTGGCAGTTACATCAGGAGTATCCACGTTTCCCTGAGGAAGCGTTCATTAAGTCAGGTAACCCTGTTTTTGATATTGATATGCTGGACAGCATGAGTACGGTTGAGGCTATGGCGACATACATTTTTATGTCGCCTGATGGTATTGAAATTGAATATGGTGAGGATGGTCCGTTTCATGTTTGGTATGAACCTGAACCTGATGGGGTTTATGTCGTGGGTGCGGACGTTGCGGAAGGTTTATCGTATGGTGACTACAGTTCTGCTCACGTCATTGACGCTAGGGATGGCATTGTTGTTGCTCATTGGCATGGTCATATTGAACCCGATATGTTCGGTGAAACACTTTCGCATATTGGTGAATGGTATAATAAAGCGTTAATCGGAGTGGAAAACAATAATCACGGTTTAACCACTCTTAAGGCTTTGCAACGTACTGGCTATAGGAATATATATAAGCAACGCAGGTTGGGTTTGGCTCGTCCTGAGGCTACTGAAACTTTGGGGTGGCGCACAACGGTTTCTAGTAAACCGTTGGCTATTGACGAGTTGTCTGCTGGGTTACGTGATGAAGCGATTATAGTGTTGTGTGCGAGGACAA